ATACTCGAACCGCTCTGATGAACCTGTCTCCTGAGCTTGCCAATATCTACTCAGGAGCCCTTACGCGAAGTGGATTGTTTGGAGGACAGGCGGGACAGTATGCAGGGATGGACCCTTTTGCCGCCGGGGAGTTATTTTACGAACAACAACAGCCATACTTCCAAGAGGAAGAGGACAGGCAGAGGACGGCTTTAGAGACCCGCCTGTTAGCACAGGGACGTTTAGGGGGTACAGGGGGCGCACAAGAGCAGAGGGCTCTGGAGGAGGCTATAGGGGCCTCTCAGGCACAACGTAGGACTGCTGGGTTTAACAGGGCTCAGGCGTTGATTGATACTCTTCTTGGACGGGAACGAGGAGACCTGGCTATGGCCACTGGACTTCTTGATATTCCGCTACAGTACGCCAATGTGGGCCGTGGTATCGGAGGAACTCTGGGACAGATAGCTGCTTCCGGGCTTGCTTCTCAGGCAGCTTCTCAAGGACTTCTTGCGGCAGTGCAGGGTACTGGTACTCCTCTGGCCTCTGGTCTGATGGGAGCGGGTGGATACATAACAAAGAACTTTGGATACCAACCACAATGGCAGTCCAGCGGAGTTAAATAAAGGAACGTAAGACAATGGCCATAAATACACCAAAAGAAGATCTTCCTCTTTGGCTTCAGGAAATTATGGTAGCCAGAGGAATATACCCCGATATAAACATTGGCGTTTCCTCCGATGCGTCACCCTTTGTAGTTCCTCCTCGCATAAGAAGGGAATATGAGGACGTATGGGGTGGTGACGGAGACGACATACTAATGGGGAGTAGTGGTGAAAATGATAGATTAAATGACGAAAGTTCCTCAAATATTATAGAGACCTTAAAAGGTTTCTTTTCTTCAGATGATACTGATCCTGATTTTCAAGCTATGTTAACTGACGTTGCTAATCAAGGATTTGTAGGCCCTCCCGAAAGAGGCGTTACGGGCGTGGATCAGTATCTCCATCTTGATCCCAATACAGGAAAATATTCATATTCAGGCTCCGGACAGCACGACAAAATAGATGAGCGAGTAGCTAATTTAGCTGACGTGGAAAAGGTTTTTTATAGGGACCCGGCTGAAACATGGACGGCTGCTCGTGATTTTTTCAGCGGAGCCGGTAACTCGCCTCTTGGCCCTAGTTTTGTTGGAGACAAGATCGTTACTTTTTCTCCTAATTATGACAGAATGAGTCAACTTTCTCAATCCTCAGGAAACTCTGTTCTCGACAAGGCCGCAAATTTATTTTCTGGTTTTGGGAACTTCGTAGATAATAGTCTCAGTAAACTTGGTGGTTTATTTAGTGGTAGTTTTTCTAATCCATTTGACTTTGATTACACTCCCTCTATTTCAGATCCTACAAGTCCTATGGGACTTTTGGGTGGTGCGGCCACGGCCTTGAGCGATCCCCATTTATCTACAAGTCAAAAAGTAGGACAGGCTCTTGGAGGTGGATTAGGGGCGGCAGCAAGTCTTGTTATGCCGGGGGCTCTTCCCTTAAGCTTATTTGCGGCAGCAATGCAACAAAAGGGAGCGCATCACGACTTTAACCCAAGCACTGACTACAACTTAAACTTTGATACTCGCAGCGGAAGAACTGACTGGGAATCAACAACTGATGGAGCAGGAGGTGTTCAGTACGGTTCTCTTAATAATGAAAACATGATAGAGGACCTTGCTGAAAAAGATCCAAATTTTGAAATTCAATTAGATGGTGGAAAAGGTGGGTATATTACAGCGGAAAATTGGGTAGCAGCCAACGAAGGATTAAAGGCAGGAAACGCAGCCTTTGGTTTTAATCTTGAAGATCCTTTTAAAGGTTATACACAGACAGATTACTTTGCTGCTGCTGCTGACGCACCCGGTACTACGTTCCAAAGTTTCGGAGGTGGTACTTTAGGAGAAGCTCTGACAGAATATGGACAAACGGGTACAGGTGCCATTATGAATAGAGCGGGTGCTATATTAGGACCTAACGCCGGGTATAATGAAACAAGAGATTTCGCAGATAAATTAGCTGAAGATGCTATACAAGGGGGTATTGCAACTAGCGGATTATTTGATGTTGATACAGGTACTGGAGCAGGAATAATTTCAGATATGATTTCTGGAGTAAGTTCATACTCAGGTCATGATTTAAACTACGATTGGGCAGATTTTGATGAGTCTGGAGACTGGGACTATGACTTCTAATTTAAGAGGAATTTAAGAATGGCTAACGGATTATTTGCAACTAGAAACATAGGCACTCCTGGGGAAATCCAGAGGCTTATGCAGTTGGAACAAGAAAAGCGTATTCGAGACGCTGGTGCTGGTCTGCACCCTCTAGTTGCTGCTCGTGCCAGGGCAGGACAGGGTATGCAGGAGGCCATAAGCGGCATGGGTACTGGACTCACTGGACTTCTTGGGGGTCAAGTACGTCTGGACCCTAGGATGCAAGAGGCCGTCAAGAGAGATAGAGTAAGAACAACCATGATGCAAAAGTACAAAGATGCTGCTGCTGATGGAGTTGTAACATACGAAGAACATATGGCTATTGCTGCTGATTTAGACGCTGCTGGATTTCCCAATGAAGCTGAGAAAACCCGTGCTTCTGCAAGAGCTACGGAACTACATCCTCTTAGAAAAGAGTTACTTAAAGCGCAAGCAGTTAAGGCAAGACAAGGAAAAGGCGTTCAACATAGAAGTTGGACAAAAGATGAAAAGAAAACCATTACAAATCTTTTAATGACTGACAAAAGGTTTCTAGCCAAATATAAAGAGAGGTTCCCTGATGACTGGGTGTCGGGGCCTTGGCAGGGACCCAACGAAGAAAACCTAAATAAGGTTTTGTTAGAGCTTTCAGCAATAAATCAAACTTTTGGAAATAGATTTGGGCCGTTGCGGGCTCTTGAGGCATGGCGTTCAGGAGTAACCCCAGATGTTTTAAGTACATCAGGCACAGCAGGTACATCAGGTAAGAAGGGAAGAGTACTTAAACCTTCTGGAAATCAGGTTGCTTCTCCTCCTCCTGCTGCTGCTCCTCCTGTTTCTAATGCGGCTAGCGCTGATGTTAATGCTATTCCTGCTCCTATGGTTCCCATGACTTTAGAACAAGCAATGCAAGTGAATCAATTTGGAGCAAAAACACCTCAGTGGTTAAAAGATATTCAAGCAAGAAACCAAGCACAACTAGCAAAGCGTCCTAATTATCCTATGTTTGCTTCTAAACCCTCTGCTAAACCCTCTGCGCCTGTAGTTATTACTCCTCCGGGTACAATACCTCCAGCAGTACAAGGACAAAGCACGGTTATACCTCCAGCAACAACCGCTGCTCCTCCTCCTCCTGCTGCTCCTCCTCCAGGTACAATACGTCCAGCAACTCCTGGGCAAAGTATGGATATACCTCCAAAGGATACTCCTGATACTCCAGCTACTTTTACTCTACCTGACCAAGACCGTAAAGTCTTTGCACGTATTGAATCATCAGGTAGGAAGAACGCCGTTAAGGGGGGATCAATAGGGTTATATCAGTTTGAACATAAGACTGCTAAGGACTTGATGCCCGGAGTTACAAAGAAGCAGTTGTTTGATCCAGCTATTCAGGAGGAACTTCTTGATAGATACATTAAACGAAATGCCAAACAACTAGGTACTACAGACCCCTATGAACTGTACATGGCACATCAACAGGGCGTGAGGGGCTACAGAGAGTTGTTAAAGATTAGGGACGTGCGGATCAAAGACATCCGTGATCCTGCTAGAAAAAGAAAGGTAATGGCCAACAGACTTCCCCTGACTAAAGCAGATAAGAACGCAACCGTAGGTAAATTCTTAGATGAGTGGAAGAGACACTATTACAAACTAAGAGAAGACCTGTAAAAGAATGTCAGAAAATACTGTTCTTACATTAGAAGACATCCGTAACGATGAAGAGTTACAAGCTTGGGGTCTGAAACCAGGAGATGAGTTGACTCCTGACGGAACCATTGTGCGTAAGTTTTCTGAAATACAGGAACGTCAAGACTTGGGCCTTGAATTAACTCAAGACGATATAGATGTTAATCCCTGGATGCAAGATCAGGGAGTAGAGCCCGGAGATAGGTACGTAGATGGTGAAATAAAGAAGGACTTATCGGGTTCTTCTTGGGAACAATTTAAGTACCACTACGAAAAATCTGGAGGAATGACTGGATACCTAAAAGACATAGGAACTATTTATACGGGTATAGATTTCTATATAGATACTTCAGGTAAAACAGTAGAGCAAAAGTACGGAGAGGGTTTTGAGGAGGCTACTCCTGAAGTCCGTAGGGAGATGCTCTTCAGGGCTAAGGAGAGACAACTCCAAGCTGAGTTCGGATCAGACTTTGAACCAGACCCCGGTAGTTTTGCCGGGATGGCGGGAGCATTTGCTGGAGAAGTTGTAGACCCTACGTCTTTGATACCTTTTTTGGGAGGCGTTAAGGGTGCCTTTGCTACGGGAGCAGTACTAGGCGGGGCCTACAGTGCTTCTCAGGACATTGCTGAAAGAGGTACGGTTGATCCAGGTAAGATGGCAGTGACGGCAGGGGTAAGTGCCGTTATTCCTGGAGGTATAACTTTTGGTGCCAAAAAACTAGGACAACGAGCAGCCAGAAAAACCGTAGACAGAGTACAGCAAGCAGTCAATAGAGAGCTTGCGTCTCCCTGGGGTACTGTAAACGTAGATAATATACCTAGGATTGCTGAAGCAGCAGGGGTATCCCCAAGACAACTAGGGAAGGCTCTTGAACAATTTAATATGACCCCTGAGAATATAGTTAATCTAGCTGTTCCTCAGTTTTCTCCGACTAAAGCAGTAGCTAAGGATAGTTACTTTTCTCGTTTACTCTCTCCCGGCATGGATAAGTACATGGGTGTTCTCTCAACCCAGTTAAAAAACATATCCCCGTTCTTAGCCAGTAAACTTAGAAGACATGAATTTGATTTGGGCGTGGCAAACAACAGAGCTATGGATATTATACGGCCCTTTCAGGAACAGTTAAAGGCTATGGGTAATAGCCCACTTAAGGTTGCCCTGACAAGAGAGTTAGGAAACGCAGACAGGTATGGGTTTGCCAGGGCCGAAAGTATTATGAACCAAGTAGACCCTAGTATGGTTCAAAACTTTCGAGAAGTCAAAAAGTTATTGGATAAAATTAAAGATGATTACATTAGGCAGTACGGTAAAGAAACCTTTGGAGAGTTAGAAGATTACTTTCCTCGTTTAGTTGATGACCTGGACACTTTAAAGAAGGCTCTAAATCCAAAAAATCCAAAACACTTTGCTCCCTTTGACGATGCAAAAAAAGCGTATGCAAAAGAAAAGGGAATTTCTGTAGACGAAATCCCGCTAAATAAACAAGATGAAATTAGTAACAGGGTGTTACTTGGCCGTGCTGCCAGCATGGAAAAACCCGGACCTAATGTAGCTAAACAGAGAAAACTTGAACTAACAGATGACCTTATTCAGTACTATGCGTCACCAGAGAGGGCATTAGAAAATTATGTAAGAAGAGGAATTAACACTACAAGGACTAATGATTTTCTTGGCGCAAAGAACCTTGTATTTTCTAAAGATTTAGAAGAGTTAGACTTTTCAGGAACAGTAGGAAATTATATTAACAGAGAGATAAATCTTAGAAAGTTGGACGGGAAACAACAGCAAGCTATAGAGGACTTGCTTAAGGCCAGGTTTATAGATGGCGAAACTCCTATGGGAAAACTAACGTCAGCCATTAAAGAATCTGGATATCTATATACCATTGCTAATCCTACCTCGGCTCTTGTTCAGTTAGGTGACATAGCAATTACAGCCGCACTTAAGGGTTCGTTTAACACCTTTACTTCTATGGTACTTCCAAAGAGAATTAAGATGTCTGACGTTATGGAGGCTCAGATATCCAAAGAGTTTAACGATCCGTCTATATTTGCAAAGGCACTAGAGAAGGGCTTTACTGTTAGTGGATTTAGAGCAGTAGACCGTCTGGGTAAAGAGACCGTACTTAATGCCTCCTTTAAATCTAATTCCAGGTTGGCAAGAAAGTCTCCAGAAAAATTTAAAAAGAAGTGGGGAGATACTTTTCCAGATAATATAAATCAGGTTATGGATGACTTTAAAAACAAAAGAGTAACAGATGACACGTTGTTTGTTTTGTTTAATGAGTTGTCTGACCAACAACCTATCTCGTTTGCGGAGCTTCCTCCAGGTGCATTGGACCCTAAGTTAAGACTTTTGTATATGCTTAAGTCCTTTACGATAAAACAAATGGATGTTGTTCGTAGGGAAGTAGTGCAAGAGTACAAGAAAGGAAATAAAACACAGGCTGCTATGACTGCGTTTAGACTGGGAACTTATCTTTCTTTAGCTGGCTTAGGTATTAACCAAGTACGTATGCTCCTACGTGGAGAAGAACTACTGGAGCCAGAAGAGTTACCCACAGAAGCACTGTGGTCCCTGTTGGGTGTCTATGGGTTAAGTAAGTTTACCACTGACAAGTACCTTAAACGTGGAGAGATTGGACAGGCTGCTGCCAATACTCTATTTCCTCCGCTTACCCTGGCAGACAACATAGCCAAGGGAGTCCTTGACGCTAACAACGAAGATTCAGAAACACTTAAGGGCCTCAAGACTATCCCTGTATTTGGAGACCTGTTGTATATGTGGTTCGGAGGGGGCGCTGAGAAGGCCATAGAAAGACGTGAAGGGACCAGAGACTAATGGCTGAGAAGGGGTTATTTGATAAGGCCGCTAATGTATCTCAGGATGTATGGGACAACATGTCTACATTAGATCGTATGGCTCTTCTCTCTGCTCCTCTGCCCGTAATTGGAGATATAATAGGAGCAGTTGCGGATGGTGTAGCTATTGCTAAAGACCCCTCTGCTATGAACATAGCTCTTGGGGCTGCTGGTTTGTTACCTTTTGTACCCGGTGGAAGTGTTACTAGAACAATGCGTCAGGCTTTAGCTCAAGCTCCTAATGATTTACCTGGATTTTATGAAGGAGGAATTAAAAGAGCCGTAGCTGCTGGAGGAGGAGCATTAAGAGGAGCAAGAAATCTTGTAGAAGCTAGGTATTCTCCAACCGCCAGAGGATTGTTTCAAGAACAAGGAGTATCGGTAGCAGACACAAGAGCCGCCAGACAAGCTATGAAAGAGTTTAGCGATCCCAACGTAGGAACTGAGGCAGGGAAAAAAGTAACTGGACAATTTAGACAGTCTACGTTGTTTGGTCAACAGTATAAAGACCCCTCTAAATTTCAAAAGATTTCTGAGGGAGCATCAGAAGTAGCATTTGCAGATAGGTTCGGAGCAAAAGAATACTATGATATTATGGAGGGGGCAACTTCATTAACACGTAAAGATTTAAACTCTGTTTTTAATGAAATAAAAAAGGTTCAGAAAGTTAATCCCAACAAAAAATATCAGATGACTGTGCGAAGAACTAATACTCAAGCCGCAGGAAACTTAGATAGATATGTTTATACAAGAAAAATTTTTGGGGGTGAATCTTTATCTGGGTTAAAAAAAATATTTAATGGAAAACCTTTTAAGACAGACAAAGAATTTTTAGATGCTTTAAAAAACAAGGGTATAGGGGTAAGAAACCCTGAAGAAGTTCTTAAGGGTAGGCCAGCCATAGTAACTGGAAATGTTAAATCAGATGCAAGAGAATTAGGAGGAATAAACTACATGACGGCCATTAAAAAAGATGGCACTCTTTCAAGTTTTATGAATGACGAACATGATTTATTTATAATGAAAGCTCCTAAAGCAGATAGAATGTTAAATGTTTCTACTCCTATTGTCGTAGATATTTTACAAAGAGGTGAGAAATCAGATTCAATTAAAAAGTCTCAGGCATCCTTAAAGGTCGGTAAAGAAACAAGAGCAAAACAAATACAACAGAAGTTAGCAAAGTATCCTGGAGTAGATACCTCACTTAAAACTCCTCCGGGAATGTCAAGAGAACAATTTTATGCAGTTCAAGCAGTAGCAAAAATGAAACCTAGTAATCCAGATTACTCAAGAATTTTAAAAGAAGCAGGATTATTTACACCTTTAAGAGCGGCTAAAGTAACAGTAAGGCAAGAAGAGGAGCAGCAGTAAATGAACCGGAAAATTTCCAAACTTATCTGCTTTGTGTTTGGTCACAAGAATCCAGGGAGCAACAAGAGCAGGTTTAGCTGCTCCCGTTGCGGACTGGACATTATAGCTATTCGTTAGATTTTCCAGAGAGATATTTGGGTACGGGCTTACCCTCCATCTTTTTATTTAACCACTCTATAAAATTTTCTATTAACATTTTTAACCACATTCTTTTGTACCCGTATCTGGATCTATGTAACAGGCGGCACCCTCTGTCTGTGACTCATCGGCCATATTAAGAATACCGTAGCGTTTACCTGCCAGCCTGAAGGTGGTCACACCCTTTAGCTTACCCTTCCATCCCTTCATGTACACATCCTTGAACTCATCAAAGGTCACACCGTCCCCTACGTTGATGGTCTTGGAACAGGCGCTGTCTACAAATGGCTGCACTGCAATCTGAATGGCAAGGTGGTCGTCCACTGACAGGTCGTTGGCTACCTCACCCTGTAGATTATACTTGTCATGTACGTAGTCCCTCATCTTCATAATCACAGGACCCTCAGGAACCTGTACAGTCCTGTCGTACTCCAATGCAAACACAGGTTCAATCCCGCTGCTTACGTTGTCAGCGGTAAAGCTGATGGTCCCTGTGGGTGCTATGGAAATCAAGTGGCTGTTCCTCATGCCCTGCTTCTTTATCTTATCCTTCAGGTACTCGGGAAACTTGGATACAAATCCACCCTCCAGATATCCCGTACTTTTGAACTTAGGGAACGATCCCTTTTCCACTGCAAGATCTGAGCTTGCCTCGTAACAGGCATGGGTCAGCGTCCTCATAATCTTCTTGGTAAACTTAACGGACTCAGGAGAGCCATAGGAGAGGTTCAGAAGAGTGAAGGCGTTGGCTAGGCCAGTGATCCCTATGCCTATCCTACGGGTCCTCTGATGCTCCTTACGCTGCTCCTCAAGGGGGTATTTAGTACGATCTATGACATTATCCATAGCACGTACAACATGAGGGACATCATTATTGAACTGTTCATAGTCAAATTCAAAGTCAGACGTAATGTACCGTGGCAGGTTAAAGGACCCCAGGAGACAGGCCCCGAAGGGAGGCAGAGGCTGCTCACCACAGGGGTTAGTGGCATCAATGTCCTCACAGTACCATAGGGGATTGTCCTCATTAACACGGTCAATGAATATAACCCCCGGTTCTGCCCAGTCCCAGTTGTTACGCATGATTTCGTCCCACAACATGGGGGCATTGATCGTGTTGTAGACCTTACCGTTAAACTTGAGGTCGAAGTCTCCGTCCTTCTCCACAGCCCTCATGAACTCATCAGTAACACCTACTGAGATGTTGAAGTTGGTCAAGTCCTTATCGTTCTTCTTTGCTCGAATGAACTCCTCAATATCGGGGTGATCCACTCGAAGCACTGCCATCATGGCCCCTCGTCTGTGTCCCGAGCTAACAATCGTTCTACATACTGCGTCAAATATGTGCATGAAAGATACAGGCCCACTAGCGGAACTGTCAAGAGAAACAATACGATCACCACGAGGGCGAATAAGGCTGAAATCATAGCCAATACCGCCTCCTCTCCGCATTGTCTCAGCAGCTTCCCCGGCTCTCTGCATGATCGAGTCCATAGAGTCCTCAATAACTCCGCTAACAAAACAATTGAGTGCTGTAACATTCCTAGGACTTCCCATCGCGGACTGTACTCTCCCCGCAGGAAGGAACCGCATATCCATAGTGATCTCTTTATATGCTTTACGATGCTCTTCATCATCCGACATTGCTCCTGCTTGTCTGTTAATGGCCTCCTCAAAGCTTTCATTTGCCAACCGATACTTCATAGCATGGAGGTCATCGCATGGTTTAATCTGTGGTCCTACTGAGTTTCTTCCGTACATATTTAGTTTCCTTAGTGATGGGTTATGGCATGTTCCTCAGGAAAATCAGGACCCTGAGTAAACCTTATAAACATTTCTTCCAGTGCAAGAGCCACAAAGAAAGAGGGCTCTTTGTTGTTGAGCTTTGCTAAGGCCTTCAACCAGGAATAGAACTGAGGGTCTATGTCCTCCTCGTCTATCAACTCAGCAAAGTATTGTTCCTCTAAGTACTTATCCATGTGTTCTACCTTTCAGGGGTAAACTCTATAACATTTTCAGTACTGAACATTTCTTCTGCCAGAGCAGCGTACCCAGCTATGTCCACAAAGCTATCCGAAGTATGCTTATGAATTAGCCTAGCTACCTTAAGAAGTATCAACATAACTGCTACGTCCTCTGGTTTCAGTCCGTACTCTTCGTCTAGGTATGTGTTCCATAGAGCAGCAATACGTTTGTGATTGTCGTAAGCATCTCCATAGTCGTTGGCACGTTGACCATTTATGATAGTCTGAGCTTCTCTAAGAACTTCATCTCTAGTCATTATTATACTCCTCTTCATCTTGGATGTCTACATCAAATTCTCTTCGGAGGTCCTCCATAGTTTCCTCAACTACGTCCTCAAACCTCTCAAGTATATCTTCACTGGTAATGCCCAGGTAGTCACAGAGAAATTCGGGATCAGTGATTGCTGCGAGTCTCCTGATAAACTGTTCATTTGATAAAGGCATCGGTAATGTCCTCCAATGTGTACCACTTGAACCCTTCCTTCTCACACCATTCTGACATATTCATTTTACTTCCCTTCCTTAGTTTTTTGTTTGGGTTATACAGAAGAAAAACCAACTGTCTTTTCTTTGGTAGACTGTCCCGTATTGCTTTGTACTTCTGTGTGTCACCGACTCTGAAGTATCCCTTAGCCTCCACAAGAATATCTATTTTGTTCTTATTGTTTCTCCCTACAAAGTCAGGGATGTAATTCTTGTGGATGACATAAGGGACCTTCTCTGCTTCGTACTTACAGTACTTCTTCAGTAAGAGACCAGCAGTCTCCTCAAATTTATTCCGATACCTTGGGGGCACTCTTCTTGTCCTTGGTTACTTTAATCACGGCCTGAAGCCAACCGTTATTTGATTGCTTAGGTCCTTCGCATAAGTCCCATCCATCGTTTAAATAGTTAGTGACCTGTTCTTCGAGACGGTCCTGACGCGAGGTCGTTACAATTCTGTAGTGTTTCATAGCTTTACTCCTCTAGGTTAATTTCAGGATAAGGTTTCCCTTGACGATTCTTAGGGACGTTTATGACGGTAGTTAAAAACTTTGGACCTGATCCAGTGTGAAAGGCGCGGACTTCTGGATAACATAATTTCTTGTATTGACAATACGAGCAGGTAGTACACAGTTTTAAGTTGCCTGACTTCCCATCCTCTTCGGGAGAATAGCATCTTGAAGGTCGGTCTTCCTGCTTTACTGACTTTTTTACATGCTCAATCCTTTCCTCAATATCACCTGAGAAATGCTCGTGCATGGGATCACTTGTGTTGTCCAAGTCATACTCAAGAACAGCCAGCTTACCACTGTCCCTGTCCATAGCAAGCCATGCCCACTTACGATCTCCCTCCGCATGGGCATATGCCTTGATCTGATCGACATAACCGAAGTCATCGTTAGATGCCAGTGTTCTGTCCTTGAATTTCATAAGTCCGTACTTGGTGGTGGACTTAACGTCCGTCACAATGCCGTTAATCTTGCAGTCCATGTGACCCTTGACTCCACCGACTGACACTTCCTTCTGTTCGTCCGTTACCTCATGCCCGGTGAGACGCACAAGAAACAGGAGCATTTCCTCAATCATATGACCGTACATAAACTTGATAAGAGTGTGGGGCTTGATACGCTCACCCCTGTAGCCGTTGTAGGCAAACCACTGGATAAGATCATTCTTACCCACTGAGGAAAGGCGTAGTTTTCTACCGTCCCTACGTCCACCCGGAAGGAACTCCTTACGCATGATGTCCTTCATGGCCTCTCCGAAATTATCTATCTCCTCCTCAACGTCCACGCCATCGCCAGTGTTTCTGTTGACCATGAGGGTATAGATGTCTTCGACTAGGGTATCCATGTTCTTTTCCATTATACTCTCCT